TCCGGCGGTGCTCTCCGCTTGTGCCGCCAAGAAGGTGCCAATGGCTGCCTGCGCGTCAGTAACCCCGGCTTGCTCCAAAATGCCTGCAAGCATGGCAGCAATGACCGACTGCACACTTGCTGCGGTGGCCGTCTCTGCTTGCGTGGCCACCATTGTGGCAATCACCGATTGGGTTTCTTGGCCAGCAACCGCCTCGTCAACGTTGCCGCCACGGGAAACGCTTGGAACATCAGTAAGCGCGGTGGCTGCGGCGGCCTCTGAAGTGGATACGGCGAACGTGTTCCCGCCTAGAGCGGCGAAGGGTGCTTGGGCAAAAGTGACATCACCAAACACCGCACGTCCCGTTAGGCTGCGTCAAGCGAGAAGGAATACGTGACGTTCAGTGTGTCGCCACTGTCCACGGTCTTGTCGCCGCCAGTGAAGTCACCTGCCGAGAACAAGATGCCGGATGTGCCCGTAGCCACACTGGAGAGCAGAGCACCAGCAACCACCGTGCCGTTCACCAGCATGGCAAACGAAGCAGGGGAGGCGCTGTTGGAGATTACCGATGGATCAGCAGTTGTGGCCGTGCCAAACGTCACTGCCTTGCGGTTGCCAGTGTAGTCGGTGCCGGGCACCAGCTCTGTCCAGCCTGCGTGTGAGGCCAGTGTGTCAGCGGCGGCAAATGTTGTACCGGAGCCGGGGCCTTGCACCAGCCCAAGGAACCAAGCGGATGTGTAGCCAGTGGCAGCAAAGTACTTGCTGTTCATGTCTTGCAGACCCTGATTGACCACAAGGTTATGAAAGCTGTCGGACCACTTCTCTTGGCCATCTGCGCCCACGCAAGTGACGGTGAATACGCCGCCAGCACCCATGCGTTCGCTGCCGGTGCGCTGGGTAATCAGACCCGCTGTGATGCTGTCTTGGGCTTTGCTATGTTCCATGATGTGTCCTTACGAGATGCGCACGATGGCGCTGTTGGCATCGGCAGTTGGGAAGATGATTTGAAAAGTGTCGTTGCTCACGGTCTTGTCCGCGCCAAAATCCAACACAGCCACAGACTTGTTGCCTTCTGTGCTGTTGTAGATCAATGCACCGCGAGCCGTGAAAGTTGAACTTGTCCAAGATGTATTGGCAAAGCTAAAGTAGGCGGTCGGCACGTTGGCGCTGTTGTTTGCAGCCACAGGCGTGGTCGTGATGACCAGCGTGTTGCCACCAGCCACGTATCCCGTGCCAACAACTTCACCCGATGTTGTGTAAACAGCAGTGGACCCGTCCAAGTTGGCGGCAGCGGTGTACAGCGCGATCTTGAATGTGTCGGGCGATGTTGGTCCAAAATTGTGGATGCCCTGCGGCAGCTCTACCTTGAACGATGTGGTTGCGGTTTGCGCGATTGTCATGACACTTTGACCCTTGTTTGACCGTCCCGGTAGGTATCAGTTCTCTGTTTTCCGTCACCCAAGTTCTTGAGTAGTGCAATGGCTTGCATGTACATCTCTTGGTACAACTTCACCATGTCTGCCTCACCCTTCATGAATCGAATGGCCTCCAGCAGTGCGCCGTTGAGTAGGGCGGAGTCAAAGTTCTCACCCAGCCACGTCTCCCCTGCGGTCACAATGGACTCAGGGTAGTAGTAGTAATGCAACTCAGCGGCGTATGTGGCATCAGGGGTTGGACCCAAGATGAACGTCAGCTCGTTTACATCATTCGATTGAGGACCAAAGATGGCGTAATGCTTGGGCTTTCCGGTGGTCGCTGGATTGGGGTACGCCTGACGGATGAAGTTCACATCCTTGTCCAGTAGGTACTCGTAGTTCCCACCTGCCGCCGGGTAGATGGCCAACGAGTACACCGACAGAAAATCATTTGGGGCAGCCAGATACTTGTTGTTTGCAGTCAACGAGCCAGTGACGTTCTTGCGCAAGTTAGCCAACTGCACGGAGTTATAGATTTTCTGTTCCGCCTGCTGCGTGAACATGGCGTACTGCTCCTCTGTGAACTCGTTTTCACAGATGTCAGCAATGTTGATCTTCAGCTCGGCGTAGTTCATGTCTTATGCCATTGGGCCCCGGGCCATAACGCCCTTGGTGGCGCAGCCAGTACCACGAATTTTAATGCCGGTGGTCTTGACGTTATCCGCACCGGGATCGTTGGTGCTCACGCGGGGCGTTGCGGTATAGCGCGTCATCTTGTTGGCGGCCAAGGTGTTGGGGTCTTGCATGACCTTCATGCCTGCACCGGGCTTACCGTCCATGGTGTGCGGCTTGGCATAGACGCTGGCTTGGCCAACTTCTTTACCCATCATCTTTTGACTAAATTTGGCCATTTCATTTCCCCTTAGGTGCAGACGATACGCGCTGGTTCATGACCTTAGCCATGCCTCGTCCGTATTCTTTCATCTGCAAGTTGGTCTTGCCACCTTTGGCAAGCTTGGTTGGCTTTGCACCGGGGTGCATGTTTGCTTCGTGTTTGCGCACTGCTTTTTTCGCGTCCATGTCAGACTCCTTTAAGATACCGATATTGTCACCGTGCCGATCAGCACAGTCAACGCCAATGTGTTTGGGGTAAGAAGCGTATCAAACGATCTTGACCCGCCCACCGGGTTCCATCCCCACTGAATGTCCCTTGAGCCGCCGGATAGGTTCCCATCATCGTTTAAACCAGATGTGATGTAGGTGGTGTCCCTACGTGGGTTCCTCAGCGCCTGCGGGTCATCCACAGGGAATGTTCCAAGCATCAACTGCGGCTGATCAGGGTCGTAGCACTCAGAACACACCAAAAGCTCATACTTGCGCTGCTTAATGATTTCCGTCCTAAGCTGTTTGAGTTTGAATTGCTGGCCACAGCGGTCGCACATGGCAATCGCTTTGTGGCCCGCTGCAAACCGGTTGGACATCAGTAGCCGCCGTTTCCAATGTGCATTGCACGAGGAACAAATCTAACCGCTGCCTTTTCTCGGTCTTCGGTAGAAGCCAAATCCCAAGCCTCATCGTACTGCTGCTTCAAAATTGGCAACCGCTCCATTGCACCGGGAATCTTGAGCGCAAGGTGGTAGGCCAAGCCGGCAGTCATAGCCTCGTAGAAGCGAAACGGCATGTCCATGGTGTTCACGCCCGTACCAGCGTCTTGCATGCGGCGCAAGCGCCAGTACACAAACACGTAAGGCTGTGAGTTGTCAGGCACGGGCCACACTGTAATGCGAGGCGCATCGGTTAAACGCTCAATCCAAACCTGAATAGGCCTAGCCTGTTGCAGCTTGTTCGGAATTGTGGCGTAAGTAGAGACGCTGATCCGAGTAATGGTCAGGTCTGCCTGCGTTGACGCGCTACCTGCGCCCGTGCGAATGACGTGCTCTAGCAAGTCTACAGTGTCGGCGGGAAGATTGTACGTTGCTTGGCCGGGCACCAGATTGATGGAGCCCTGCTCGTAAGTAAACATGTTCAGACCACGGTTGGCCCAATTAGAAAACATGAGGTTCAAGGACCGACTGGCCGTGCGCAGGTCGTAACCGGTGCGCAGCTCACCACCAGCGCGTTCAAACGCCTCCTCAACAAGTTCCGTTAAATCCATGTTGAACGCGGTGGTGCCTGATGTTGCCATGATTTACTTCTTTGCAGTCTTGGCCGATTGGCGGAACGCTTGCGCAGTTGGCGCGCCAGCAGTGCCGGGTTTACGCATTTTCTCACCAGAACCAGCGGCAATCCGCTTTTTTTTGGCGTTGATGTTGGCATACAACCCAACCGGTCCGCCTTCAGCGTATTGCGTGAAGTCGGTATTATCCCGGCGAGCTTTACGCTTGCCGGAAGGCATTTTGGAGGCGGCGATGTCCCCCATGCCGCGACTGGCCATCATGTCAGCAGGTCTTTCCGCCCATGGCCATCTTGACCATCTTGCCCTTGGTGTGGCCTTTGGTCACACAGCCGTCAGCACGAGTTACCCCGCCTTTGGCGTAGCTTTTTTGACCGCGCACGGCGTCACGGGGGTCGTCGGACGGGAGTGTCTTAGACGCCTTGTTGAAGGCTTTGGTGTCGGCTTCGGCAGCCTTTTTGTCCGCCATCATCTGGCGGGCTTCTTTTTCTGCTGGACTCATTTTGATCTCCTTAGCAAGTTTTGCCACCGCGCATCATTTTGACCATTGTGCCCTTGGTCTTGCCTTTGGTGGCAATACCGTCACGGCTTGGGGCTGCGGTCTTTACCGAACCCATCTTGGTCGTGCCAGCGGTGCCTCCGGCCTTCATGCCTTTGGCTTCCGCCATCTCGTGTTTGATCATGGACTTGGGAGCGCCCTTCTTCTTCATAAAGGACACTTCTTTACCAACCATCGCTTTGGACTCTTTCATATCGCCACCTTTTGAAAATTTGCGGTTCTTGTCCGCGTTGGAGAACTCTTTGCCCACTGATTGTGGGACGCCTACTTTCGTCGCAAACTCCGGGCTGTTCGCCACGGCCGCCATGAATTTATGCTGTTTTGCGGATTTTGATGGCATTTAAAGCCTCCACTAGCAGTTGTACATCTTCATCGGACCCATCGCCTTTAGCGCGATTAAAAATCCAACAAACCATACGAGTGTTTTGAAAAGTGTACCCCAAAGAAGAGTCAATCCGATCCAGCGACGGGGAGCAAGGGTTGAGTTTTGTCTCATCAAAAGACAGATCAAACTTTATGTTTGTGGCA